ATAAGTAACTCAACATCAGTGCGTAACTGGAGGGCATCGGGGGAATCAAATACATAATCCCCTTCTGAACCCATCCACTTGGTCTTGCCTGGTTTGCCTTGACGTTGCGAAATGTAAGGTAATCCAGGTGAGGTATGGCGGTTGACGGGCTGAAATTTGTCGTCACCTTCAATACCCTTAACGGCTTCCTCATATTCGAGTACACGAATAGGAACAGGAAAATCAGCATGGTTCTCGCGGAGACGGATTGACACGTCGATAACCGCTTGGTCTAGAATGTCGCGAGGTACTACCCCACATGTCACTCCAGCCTTGCGCACACCATTTTCTAGAGGAGAGATAGTTATTTCTTCCCCATCGATAATGCGCGTAAAATCACGCAGTTTTGCTGGTTTGGTTGTGGGTGCAGTGAGTACGCCATGCATTGAAGAAGGGCGCAACGAAGTGTGTGAGGCTTGTGGAATAGGTACATCCAGTTTCCCCACGTTCAAAAAGCCAGAATCGATTTGACTCTCTTCGGATGGTTGAAGAAGCGCAAAAGCGCCATCACACTGAGCTTCACCGGGGAAAAGATCCCGAGCTTGCTCAATGGTCTCTCTCAAAACGATCTGAGAGTAATTCGTACAAGTTTGCTGCGCATTAGAACTGACGTGAAAACCAAGTATCTTACCCCCGCGGATGACGTTCGAGTTGACAAATAATAATTTGCCACAATCACCGGGTTGTGTGGGCATGCTGTAAGCAGCGACTTCATGAGTATTGTACGATTCTTCCGCACCACCAACTTTAAGTTTATATCTAGTTTGAGCAATGCATGTAGCATTGCCATATTTGATGTCATTCTCAAGAGTTCCGTCTACATAATTGAGACCGGAAAGTGTGGCGGAAAACTCGCCATCATTGAGTTTGTGGGCTTCGGATTGAGAAACGAAGTGATGAATAATGTTTTTCCCACGTGGCATGCATCTAGACAAGTTAACAAAAGCCAAATCCATGGTTTGATTGATAGGATCAACGTTAGCAACGTCATGTAAGAAGCCGGAAGGGCTATCATCACAATTTATCCTCTTCTCAACCTTACCATTGGCACGATTGCACAGAATAACATATTTGATTGGACGGCCAAGTGTGGCCACAGAACGAATATAATCAAGGAAATGACGTGGCATCATAAAAATTGAGCCACACACATTGGTAATTGTACCAAAGTTGGCATCAGGGCGAGTAGTATC